CGGGCAGCCCAACGACTGCGTACGGCTGGCTCTGGAGGAGCTGCCGGACTTGAAAGGGCTCGACCTGAGCCTGCTCAGCGAGATCAAGCGCAGTGACAAGGGCATGGTGGAGATCCGGCTCATCGACCGGGTGAAGGTGCTGGAGCGGCTGGCCCAGGCTATGGAGGACGAGGGCGACGGCATGGGCGAGCTCCTGCGGGCTCTGAGCGACCGGGAGGAGCCGTGAGCTACGTCCGGTTCTCCCCCAAGCAGCGGCGGGCCATGGCCTGGTGGCTGCCGGGCAGCGGGGAGGAGGGGTATGAGGCCATCGTCTGCGACGGGGCCGTCCGGTCGGGGAAGACCCTGGCCATGGGGCTGGGGTTCTTTCTCTGGGCCCAGGCCACATTTCACGGGCGGCGGTTTGCCCTGTGCGGCAAGACCATCGGGGCTCTGCGGCGCAACGTTCTGGCGGAGCTGCTGCCGAAGCTGACGGAGCTGGGGGCCCAGTGGCAGGAGAAGCGGTCGGAAAACCGGCTCACCGTCCGGTTCGGGGGAAGATGCAACGACTTCTACCTCTTCGGCGGACGGGATGAATCCGCCGCCGGGATGATCCAGGGCATGACCCTGGCGGGGGTGCTGATGGACGAGGTGGCGCTGATGCCCCGCTCCTTCGTGGAGCAGGCCTGCGCCCGGTGCTCGGTGACGGGCTCAAAGCTCTGGTTCAACTGCAACCCGGCGGGGCCGAACCACTGGTTCTACCGGGAGTGGATCCTGGGGGCGGAAAAACGAAACTGCCTGCATCTGCATTTCACCATGGCGGACAACCCCTCCTTAAGTCCCGAGATCCGGGCTCGGTACGAGCGGCTGTATACTGGCATCTTCTACCGGCGGTTCGTGCTGGGGCAGTGGGCTCAGGCCGAGGGCCGGGTCTACGACTTCTTCGAGCCGGAGATGGCCGTGGAGGTGCCGAAGGGCAGCTTTGAACGGTGGTACATCTCCTGTGACTACGGCACGGTGAACCCCATGTCCATGGGGCTGTGGGGGCTGCAAAGCGGAATCTGGTATCGGGTGGAGGAATTCTACTTCGATTCCCGTGCCAGGCAGCGGCAGATGACCGACGGGGAGTATGAGCAGGAGCTTCGGAAACTGGCAGGAGGTCGGGAAATCCGGGAGGTCATTGTCGACCCATCGGCGGCCAGCTTCCTCCAGCTGCTGCGGCAGAAGGGCTGGCGGGTGCGCAAGGCCAACAACGATGTGCTTTCCGGCATCCGGGCTACGGCGGACGCTCTGAAAAGCGGGCGGATCAAGCTCTGCACACCCTGCAGGGACTGTCTGCGGGAGATGGAGGAGTATGTCTGGGACTTGAGGAGCGGACAGAGAGATCAGGTGAAGAAGGAGCATGACCATGCCATGGATGACATGCGCTATTTTGTGTCCACGGTGCTGACCCAGGCGGAGACAGGCTTCGCTGTTGGCAGCGTGGCGAGGAGGAGGTAACCATGAAGAAGAAAACAGAGCCGGCAGCGGCGGTGGCCCAGCTGCGGGTGGGCAGTGCCCATCCCTTCGGCGGGCTGCGGGGGTATGTGCCCCTGGGCGGCGGGGAGGAGCGGATCTACCGGGAGCTGCGCACCGCCGTGCCGGTGATCGACGCCGCCATCGGGAAGCTGGTGCGGCTGTGCGGCGGCTTTCAGGTGAAGGGCAGGGCCGAGAAGCGGCTGCGGGAATTTTTGAGGACTGTCCCCTGCGGCCGGGGGCAGTTTGGAATCGACGCCTTTTTAGCCGCTTATCTGGACAGCCTGCTGACCTATGGCCGGGCTGTGGGCGAGCTGGTGGTGGCGGGGGAGCGGCTGCGGGCCGTATGCTGGGGCGATGTGACGGCCCTGGAGGTTCGGGAGGGGGCCAATGCCCTGGACATGGAGCTCTGGGGGCCCGACGAGCAGGGAATGCTGCGAAAGCTCCCCTGGCAGGAGCTGCTGCTCTTCACCACCATGAATCCCGAGCCGGAGCATCCCTACGGGGTCAGTCTCCTGCGGGGGATGCCCTTCCTGGCGGATATCCTGATGAAAATCTACAACACCATCGGCGTCAACTGGGAGCGGGCGGGGAACGTGCGCTACAGCGTGGTCTGCCGTCCCGGCGAGAACCTCGACCCGGCCCAGGCGAGAGAACGGGGGAGCCAGATCGCATCCGAGTGGGCCCGGGCCATGGAGGACGGGAAGAACGGCATGGTGCGGGATTTCGTGGCCGTGGGGGATGTGGAGATCAAGGTCATCGGCGGGGAGAATCCCATTTTGGATTCCGAGGTGCCCGTGCGGCAGATTTTGGAGCAGCTCATCGCCAAGACCGGTCTGCCGCCCTTCCTGCTGGGGCTGAGCTGGTCGACCACGGAGCGGATGAGTGCCCAGCAGGCCGACTTGCTGACCAGTGAGCTGTGGGCCATCCGCAGAACGGTGGAGCCGGTGCTCCGGAAGATCTGCCGGACGTTCCTCATTCTGGAGGGGCTGGATCCGGAGGTGGAGATCCTCTGGGAGGAGATCAGCCTGCGGGATCTGGCGGAGACGGCGAAGGCGGAGCTGTACCGGGCGCAGGCCCGGAAGTTGACAGTGGACAGTGGACAGTTGACAGTTGGGAGGTAATGGGATGGAAGTAAAGAAAGATGCGGCTGCGGTGGGCATCGGGGTGTCGAATGCGGCGCAGCTGGAGCGGATCAATGCTTTGGCGAAGGGTGCTCTTACGGAGGAGCAGGTGTATGTATTCTCCGTTCGGCTTTGCGACGATCAGGTGGATCGGGATCATGAGCGGTTCGATACGGACGCGCTGCCGGTGCTGGCGGGGCTGTTCGTGGGCAAGAGCGGCATTGTTGACCATAAGTGGTCGGCAGGGTCTCAGCTGGCGCGGATCTTCGCGGCGGAGGTCGTGGAAGAAAACGGCATCAGCTACATCAAGGCCTGGGCCTACATCCGCCGGGGCGGTGCCGGGGACGAATGGATCGCGGACATCGAGGCGGGCATCAAAAAGGAGGTCAGCGTGGGCTGCTCCATGGGCCGGTCGGTCTGCTCCATCTGCGGCGGGGACTATGGTTCCTGCGGACACCGCAAGGGGGAGTATTACGACGGGGAGCTGTGCTGTGCGATCCTGCGGGAGCCGGTGGATGCCTACGAGTTCTCCTTCGTGGCGGTGCCCGCCCAGCGGGAGGCCGGTGTGCTCAAGGGTATGGGCCGCCGGGTGAGCCTGAAGGAGCTGGCGGAGGAGTACGGGGCCCAGGAGGAGTACCGGGGCCTGTGGAAACTCTCTCAGCTGGGACAGCAGTATCAGAAGCAGCTGGGTGACGAGGTGGTTCGCCTTGTGCTGATGCTGGGGCTGAAGCTGGAGGAGCCTGTCCTGCGGGGCGCGGTGGAAAAGCTGGCCGGGGCGGAGCTGGTTCCGCTGCGGGACGCACTCCGGGAGCAGGCGGCGGAAAAATACCCCGTGCAGCTCCAGCTGGGGACTGTCCGGGGAGAAGCAGCACTGGAGAGTGCCTATATGATCTGATTTTGCGGGAATGACCGTGAAATACAAACTTTATGGAGGGAAAATCAATGAATGTATCCTTTGAAGAGATCGGCCGTCTGGCGGTGACCTTTGCCCAGGAGGGATGTGAGGCTGCTCAGGTGTGCAAGCTGGTCGGCAATGGTGTGGTCGCGGCCTGCGCCGACGGCGACAAGTTCTGCGGCGTCGTGGAGGGCGTCCGTGGGAGCTATGCCGCCGTGCAGGTGGCGGGCTTCGTCAGCGTAAAGGTCAGCGGTGCGGTGAATGCGGGTTATGTTAACCTCTGCGCCGACGGCACCGGCGGCGTGAAGGCCGGGGAAGGCCGGGAGTATCTGGTGGTCAGCGTGGATGAGAACGCGAAGACTGCCGTCATCAAGCTGTAAGGAGGAACGAAATATGGCATACGACAATCTCAGACTCGAAAAGGGCATGTACCGTCAGTCCGGCAAGAGCTTCAGCCAGGTGCTGGAGGGGCTGGATCCCAGCGAGAACTACCGGGGCACCTCCCTGGAGAAGACCGACGCCTTCCAGCGGCAGCTGTGCCGCTTCGGCATCAAGGTCAAGGGCCCCGGCTCCTCCAGCGTGGAGAAGTTCTTCCGCACCACGGATTCCGCCGTCCTCTTCCCCGAGTACATCGCCCGCACCGTCCGCATGGGCATGGAGGAGAACGACATCCTGCCCGCCATCACCGCCACCACCACCGTCATCGACGCCATGGACTACCGCTCCATCTACGCCGAGATGGAGGAGCAGGACGCGGCTCTGGCGGCGGTGGCCGAGGGGGCTGCCATCCCCTCCACCAAGGTGCGCACCCGGGACAACCTCATCAGCCTGAGCAAGCGGGGCCGGATGCTCATCGCCAGCTACGAGGCCGTCCGGTTCCAGAAGCTGGATCTGTTCTCCGTCATGCTGCGCCAGATCGGCAGCTACATCCAGAAGATGCAGCTCCGGGACGCCATCGGTGTGCTCATCAATGGCGACGGCAACGACAACGCCGCCGAGGCCTTTGCGGTCGGCACGTCTCCCATCTCCGGCGCCGCCGGGGAGCTGAGCTACGACCAGCTGGTGGAGTTCTGGGGGCAGTTCGATCCCTACACCATGAACGGCATGATTATGTCAAGCGGTATGATGACCCGGCTTCTGAAGATCCCCGAGCTGCAGAATCCCCTGACCGGCCTGAATTTCCAGGGCACCGGCATCCTGGCCACCCCTCTGGGTGCCCAGCTCCACCGCACCTCCGCTGTGGACGACGACACCATCATCGGCATCGACAGCCGCTACGCCCTGGAGCTGGTGCGGGCGGGGGATGTGCTGGTGGAGTACGACAAGCTCATCGACCGGCAGCTGGAGCGGGCCGCCATCACCGCCATCTGCGGCTTCGGCAAGATCTGCGACGGCGCGGCCAAGGTTCTGACCGTATGAGCCTGACGGAACAGATCTACGCCCAGGCTCTGCTGATGGCGGGAAAGCTCTCGGCGGAGCAGGACGCCCTGCTGAAAATGCTCTGCCGGGTGGCGAAGACCAATCTGGAGGGGCGGCTGCGCAGCGGCCTGACACCCGAGGATTTTCGGGCGGATTTCATCGCTGCCGGGAGCCTGATGGCCCTGGCGGCCCTGTCCGAGAGCGATGGCAGCCCCGAGCGGTTCACCGCCGGGGAGCTGACCGTCCAGCGGGGCTCCTCCTCCACCGCTGCCCGATGCCTGCGCAGCCAGGCGGAGCTGATCCTGATGCCCTATGTGAAAGACAGCTTCGCCTTCCTGGGGGTATGAGATGCGTGTGATGGTGGAAAAGCTGCTGGATCAGTACGG